ATCATTGTAATAAGCATCTAATTGATCTTTAGTTCTTTGTTGCTGACACCAATGCTCAAAGTCAGGTATCTTTTCTTCGTGTCTTTCTCTCCTTTCTTCAGTAGTAAGCACACGATTTTGCGTAATAGGTTTAGGTATAATCTTAACTTCTTCTTTTACAGGAGTAGGATATGGTTCAGGTACACCATTATTAACTTTAATATTAGAACCTTTTATATCATTTGAGCCGTTATCCATAGTTCCACCTGTAATATCACTTGGCATAACTTCCTTAAATGCGTCAGCTTCATCTTCTGCATAGACATCTCCATGCAACCCAACTAACTTTAATATCACACGATCTTTAGCTCTTTTCTCAGCCATAGCATAAGGATAACTATTTTTGTTATTAGATGGTGCGGCTTCTCCTATTGACCATTCTAATTTGTCTCCCATTTTGCCTGTAACGAGCAAGCTTACTATCTTCTTTTCAGAATTTGTTTCAAGTATTGTTGGCTCGTTAAACACAATTCCTTTATGTACTGCAACTTTCTCTAGTGCTTTATGCAACAGTACATATGTGCCATGACAATTCCACCCAGCTTGCTGATGTGTCATGCCTATTTCTTTTAATGTTTCTACAACCTTATCAGGTATATCACTTTTCATTTTTACCTCTTAACATTTTACTTAATAAATTCATAAGCACCTCGTTCTGTTGTGTAACAACTTTGTGCTTATCCTCTAGTTTTGCTATACGATCTTCAAGTGTATCTATAGCTTGTGCATGATACTGTTCAGTATCAGTCATTTGTTTTTGCCATCTATTGACTAATTCGTTTATCATATCCCAGCTCTTTCTTCTGCCATGTGTTGTATTCTATCTTCGTCAGTTACAGGCTCATGGAAGTAGTGCCTTGAACTCCACATCTTCATCTGTTTTCTGCCGCTCTCGCCTTTAACTGCACTTCCATCTACAATCACTAGTCCTTTTTCTTTTAGTGCCTTGTAGCGTGCTGTAATCGTGCTGTATCGGTATTGTGGTAGGGCATACTGCACCTGATCTGATATACAACCTGTTTCGCCAAAAGAATCTATAACTCCAAGGACTATTTTCTCCATCTGTGATGCCTGTATTTTGTAAGCACTATCATGGCTAGTTCTAGGACCATCATTTCTTCTTAATGTTTTTGGATCTGTCATGTTAAATCTCCCATAGTTGTTTTGCTAGTTGTGTTATTTTAGGTCCATGTCTAGCTGATAGTTGCACCATGTCAGGCTGAACTAATCCAGCTAATGTTTTCCATGAACCTCGACTTGCTTTGAGTAAGTTCTGTGTAACTAACCAAGAACGTACTACATCATCATAAGCTCTTTGCAGATTATCTTCTGTCATAAGCTCACAATTCGTTTCGTCTACTATGTTAAAGCCTGATGCCGTAACAAATAACAAAGCTGGTTTCTCTCCTGTAGCTTTCCAATAGACTGCTTGTTGCATAACTTGTTGTGCAGATGGTTCTGTCTTAGGTTTAGGTATACGCCAAGACCTAGTACCATCTTTCTTTGGTGGGTTCCTCATAGGTAGAGAGCATTTTAGATCAATCTGTCTGCCACCTCCTGAGTAATCCTGATATAAAACTATTGGTACATCTATCTTAGGTTCAATAAATTGTTTCATTGATTCTCCCTCGATACGATTGACACCCTCAAAATATTTGTGCAATCCATCAACTGCATGTTTAATCATCTCAGGTAAATGCTCACGAAACTCCTCGTATTCTTCTGCATCTTTACCATTATCCCACGTTCTAGGTGTGTAGCCTTGGTACTCTGTAAGAGCAAACCTAACAGACTCATTGATTTCCATAGGGTCTTGTTGTCCTCTGATTGGACTAAAGTTATGTAATCCCATAGCACAATCAACACCTGTCTGTGCTTTGATGCCTGAGATTGGTCGTGATGCCATAGGAAAAGACATCTTATGTTCTTTTCTCAGGTAATGTTTCAGCACCATTTCATCTTTAGGTATGGTTGCATTACTAGAACTCTCGTGTTTCATGCCAAAGTTTATTCTGTAATCAGGTATCTCTGCCATTAGTCTATCTCCTGTACCATGTAGCCATTTCCTCGACTATCAACAAAAGTAATACCTCTTAAATCATCTAAAAATTGGTACCAATCGTCTCCATCATAGTCAAAATCATCTATGTCAAAGAGTAACCTTGCACCATACTTTTTGACCATATCTTCTTTGTGCATAAATTTTAAATCAGCCATAATAAACCTCCATTCCTTTGCTATTGATTACTAGATTATGCTTTATAATCTTTACTGTCAACATATTATTTAATTATAATTGACAGATTGTCAACAACTAAATATTATAACAGTATGAAATTAATTGATTACATAAAACAGAATAGACTTACACAAAATAAGTTTGCCATCAAATCAGGGTTAACTCGTTCAGCTATTTGTAGGATATTAAAGTCAGAAAGATTTCCTAGTCCTGATACAATGAATAAGATAGAGCTTGCAACAACAGGTCAAGTAAAAGCAAATGACTTTCTCAAACAAATGCAAGAGAGAATGATAGATGGCAGATAGTCGTAACAAGGGTGCATCTTTTGAAAGAAAGATATGCACCATGATAAAAGATAACTTAAATATAGATGCCAAGAGAAACCTAGATCAGTATCAAGCTAAAGGACAAGCTGATATTATTATTCCTAGGTGGTCTATCGAGTGTAAAGCTTACCAAAAAGGAACAACTTATAAGAAAGCGTGGCTTGAACAGACAAGAGAAGCTGCAAAGCGTTTGAACTTAACACCTGTATTGATATATAAGTTTAACAACTGTCCAATAAAGTGTGTTATTTCTCTTGATGTGTTGTCTAGGAACTTTAGTGCTGGACATGATTTAGTGTGTGAGGTTGATATAGAAACATGGTTTTACATAGTGAGGGAGAGAGATGTTATTAGCTGATGGGTTTGAAAAAGCATTTATAGGTATAACAATACCTTGTCCAAATGCAGATGAGGTTGCCGTCTATGATAGTACAATATGTTTAGATGTGCTGATGAAAAGAGATGGCATGACAGAAGAAGAAGCGTTAGAGTATTTTCATTTCAATGTAGTTGGTGCTTATGTGGGTAAGTTTACGCCTGTGTTTATTACTAGAGCTACGATAGAAGAAGCTAAGGAAAGTTGTGATTACTATGGATAAGTTTGAGTTACTTAAAAAGACGGCTGATGTTGTGAAAGATAGAGGAGAGAGTTACGGCTCCATCTTAGACAATCATACTCGCATTGCTCGTCTATGGTCTGTCCTGTTAAAGATTGATGTTACACCTGAGCAAGTCGCTCTTTGTATGATAGCAGTCAAACAAGCTAGGTTGATGGAAACACCTGACCATGAAGATTCTATACAAGACATTTTAGGCTATGCCCTTACCTACCATGAGTGTATCAATGCCAAAAAATGATTTCCAAGTATTCAAAAAGCAAGCTCGTCTTTGCAAAACAAAAGAAAGATATATAGAAGTTCTTCTTGCTTTTAAAGTGTTGCCCAATGTGAATGAGCCTATGGCAAGAATGACGTTAGAAGCTTATTGGATATACTACACAGAGCTTGATGATAGTGAAAGACGTATGAGAGATGTTTCTCGTTTTGTGCATGGTTATGTAAGTACAAATATCCAAAATAAATTATTTTCTTGACAGGTTTTTTCTCTTTTGTATAATCAGCTTTGCTGTCCTAAGCAAATCCGTATGGCAATAAGCAAAACATAGTTTATGTATCTAAGCTTTGATTAATGTAAACTATAAAATTAAATAAAAATATTAGAGTCTATAATATATCTATGCACTGCTATATCAGTGCATAGATAGAGATAGGCTCTCTTTTTTTTATTTAATTATTTCTTCTGCATCTGATATTTCTTGAAAGTGTCTAACAAGCATATCTAAGCCATTACATACACCATCATATTCTGATTTAGTATGGCTATCATTTACCCATTCATTTTCACTTTCTTTAATATCTTGAACTGCATTTTTTAATTGTTCTATTGTTATGTTTATCATATTTCTCTCCTATTTCTCATCTTGATAAATTCTATGCAGTAAAATAGAAATTGTTTTACTGATTTCTATGTTGCCTGTTTCATATCTTGATACAGTCATGTTATCTACTCCAAGTAATTTTGCTAACTCGTTCTGAGTATATTGTAATTCTGTTCTGACTTTTTTGAATTGCTCTTTTGTTAGTTGCATGGTAATTTCTCCTTTACCTTTGCTAGGTTAGGGAGTTGCATTGTCATGTATGCAACTCCTTTTTATTTTTAGTCGTTGGCTCTGTGATAAATTTCTTCCTCACTTATCTGAACCCAACAATCAGTACTCATTGATGAAGTTCTTACTAATACTTCTACAACGTCTTCTTTTACGTTTCTGCAATCTATGCCTTTTTCTTGAAAAAAAGCTATACAGTCTTTTATGGTTTGTTTGTCCATCTTTACTCCTCCAAATTAAATTGATGATTGATAGACCAAAAAGCATCATTGAGCTTGTTAATGTCTGACAAGTACAAATCATGGCAGTCTGTAAGCATACTTAAAGCATCACTCAAAGCTTTATGAGTTTGCTTTATTGCTTGCATCTGTTCTGACGTTAAACTTGCCATTGCTTTTTTATTTATAGATTGTTGTCTTTCTCTTTCTATTTCCCATTCATTTTTCTTTGTCATGTTATTGTCTTTCTCTTTTGCTAGTTATGGCATTAGTGCCGTTTTAAGCCTGTTACAGGCTTGTTAATGTAAAGACTAGTGTAATCTAGCCTTTACAATCTTATGTGTTGTTATTATTTGCAAAATCTATTGCTGATAATTGATTGTTAAAATCATAACTAAATGATCTTTCATTTACAGGAGAATCACTAACTTGAAATTCTTCTTGCTTATTATCAATAGTTTTAGATTTATAAATATACCAATTATTTATTATTGCGATTAATTCCATTGCTTAACCTCCAAAATTATTGTGATAGCAACTATCATTGAGTAAACATAAAAACCATATTGAATAGTAAATTATATAAACTGTTATGATAGCTGATATTATTAGACCTAAAAACTTTAGATAACCTTTTATTATGCTTGCCATGTTTAATTATCCTTGTATAAATATAATCTTTTCATCTAAAAACTTTTTACTTGCTCCAAGTTCTTTTGATGCTTTTGTTGTAATGATTTCTTTAACTAGTCTTTCATGTATGGCTCTACATTCTTCAATTAGCTTTTCAGCTTGCTCAATGCTAATACCATAATCAGAAGAAAACCTCTCATATGTAAGATAGTTATTAAACCAATCTAAAAAGATTGATTGCTTTTCTTTGTCTGTTTTATTGTTGTAGTTCAT